CATCTCGAAACAAGATTCGGCTGCCTGTTACAGACGGCATCCAGTTTCGACTTTGCCGAATGAGGAATTCTAGTGTCTGTGTCTCTTTGGTCACACCAGCGTCTGTATGCTCCGAAGAAGCTTTCAAAGTCACTTTTGCCCAGCAGGAAAAAGCTTCGTCCCACACAACGGTGTGATTTCCGATTTCATCGGTAACGACACAATTCTCCAGAAAGGTGATTCGCTGATTCAAAGTTCCGATTTCCATTACATCACACCCTCTCGCTGTGCAAACAAAATTGAACGAAGATTCAGCGTTAGCTTTTGATAATCGGGATTACTTCGATTTTCATAAAGATACCCAAGTGCGAAAAGCATCGCAGTCCGCACGGTATCTTCATTTTCAGCAAGTGTGGATTCGTCCATTCTGCCAACGTCCATTACCAGATTTTTTGCTGTAGAAAGCAGATTCTGAATTAGACTATCGTCCTCTTCATAATCTACTCTCAGATAGTTTTTCGCCTCTTTCAGCGTAATCATAGCATCACGCTTTCTTGATAGTAAGTGTCTTGATTGCTTCCGGAAGGATCAACTTGCCATCAAGTCGCTGACTTGCAAGGAAACCAACTTGACCAGTCATAGCAAAGAGTTCATTCAGTCTCTTGAAAGAGCGTCCCTGTCTGTCGGCTACCCAGTAATAACTAAAGTCGCCAAATGCCATGCACTTGTTGCCTGCCTTGATTTCCGGCACATAGCTGGATGTCTTGTAAGGACGATTGAGGATTGTATCCGGAACACCAGCCTGCACAGACGGACTCCAGATGTAATTGCCTGTGTTGTCCTTCAACTTGCGAAGTGCCTTAACCGTAGAATCATTGAGCACCCACACCGCCTTTTTGCGGTACGGGCTTCTCAGAGAATAGAAGAGTTCCATCACATCATCAAATGTAATGCTTGCACCTGTGGTGGAAGTGCCGTCTTCCGCACCGCCTGTAGCATTAAAAATGCCGGTCGGTTTGCCCTTGCCGTCACCAATGAAGAAAGCCTCTTCTTCCTTTGCACCAATACGGCGTGCAAACTCCTTTGCAATGTAGGACGGCAAATCAAATACAGAATCATTGAGAAGTTCCTCAGAAATTTTAATTGCTGTTCCAAGCTTGTATGCGGAAAGCGATGCCTGTCCGAACGTATCATCAGAGAGAGAATACTGCTGTTCCTCGTCCATCCAGACAGCTTCACCCTTGGAAGTCACAATCGGAATCTTGCGGTCGCCGTTGGAAGTTTTGATAACGGTTGCCATCTGGCGGAAAATGCTCTCTTCCTCCAATACTTCCACCAGTTTTCGTTCAAACTCATCCGGAACAAGATAGCCGCCCTCTGCATCTGTACCAATGTGCAAATCGTCATGGACATCGATCCAGTTGCGGTTTCTGACGCTGTTCCAGAATGCCGTTTTGTAAGTGTCGCTTGCTGTACCTGTCTTTTCCGTTACATTTGGAGTTGCAGGCTTACCGAGAACAGGAGTGGAAGTTGCCTTATTCATTTCAGCTTCGATTTCAGCCTGTCTTTCCAGACGCTGAATTTCCTTGCCAAGGTCAACAATGGTCTGTTCCATTGCATCGTATGTTTTGGAATCTTCCTCGCTGAGCACGCCGTTTGCATTTCTCTTGCTGTCGAGAAAATCACGGGCAGTATCCCAAACCTTCTTTCTCTTTTCTCTGAGTTCCTGAATTGTCATAGCCATAGTTAAAATCCTCCTTAGTATTTCAGTAATGCCAGTCTTTTTTCAAGCTGGTCAATCGGTGTGCCAGTAACGAATTCTGCTGATGCAGATACTTTGGATAAGAATGCAGATAGATTCTTCGATTTGGAATAGGTCATTGCGGTCAGTGTATCTTCTTTTTCTTCTTCATCCGGTTCTTCCTCTTTGGGAACAACAGGCATTTTCTTATCTGCAAAGAGAATCCCGTCCACAAATCCCATTTCATGAGCCTTTTTCGCATTGAGCCATGTTTCATCGGACATCAGCTTTGCAATCCTATTTCGACTGAGATGAGATTTGGTTTCGTAGGCATTGATAATGCTCTCTTTAACTTCATCCAGCAAGATGATAGCCTTTTCCATATCTGCCTTGTTTCCCATAGCACAAGTGCTGGGATCATGGATCATCATTAGGGCAGTTGGTGCAATCAAAGTTTCATCGCCTGCCATTGCCACAACCGATGCGGCAGAGGCAGCAATACCGTCAATTTTCACAGTAACCTTGCCTTTGTGATTTTTCAGCATAGAATAAATCTGACTCGCTGCGAACACATCGCCGCCCGGCGAGTTCAGCCAAACTGTCAAGTTTCCGCTGACCTTTGCGAGTTCATCACGAAACAAAGCAGGTGTTACTTCATCGCCCCACCAAGTATCTTCAGAGATAGGACCGTTAAACAAAAGCTCTGTTTCCGATGTATCTTCGTTTTGGATAAAGTTCCAGAATTTCTTCATTTGGTTTTCTCCTCCTTTTCTGAATTTTGATTTGCAAATGCACCTGCATCAGCGAGTTTTGTAAAGCTGCCATTTACAAGATACAAGTTACCGCCTTCCTCCTCAGAAAGCATATTCATATCTTCCTTTTCACGGATATCGTTGGCAGACATCCAGCCATTCTGTCTTGCGGTAGCATAACCCTGCATACGGGAAGCATAATCGCCACGCAGAAGTCCGTCTACATTGAACTTCACAAAATACTGCCCCTTTTCAGAATCAGAAAGAAGTGCTTTCTGCAAAGACTGCTCCCACCTTACAATCCAAGGATCAAGGCTGTATTTCACGAAATCCAATGACAGATGTTCTACGTTACTGAATGTTGCATGGTCAAGGTCACCGATCATATGAAGCGGTACACGATACATTCTTGCGATTTCTTCAATCTGAAATTTTCTGGTTTCCAGAAATTGTGCTTCATTGTTTGGAATTGCAATGGGAGTAAATTTCATGCCCTCCTCTAAAACTGCGACCTTGTGAGCATTTCTTCCGCCATAGGCTCTCTGCCACGCATCACGCACACGTTCCGGATTTTTGATCACTCCGGGGTGTTCCAAAACACCTGACGGACTTGCACCGTTTCCAAAAAACGACGCACCGTATTCTTCGCAGGCAATAGAAATGCCGATTGCATTTTTCGCAAGTGCAATCGGCGAATATCCAACCAGGTAGAGTAGGGAAAAGTCGCCTTGCAATATTTCTATTGTAGGTTTACTTATCCCTCTCCCCAAACCGTGCTTACACCTCTCGATGTACACGGCTTTCCATTGTTATTTGGTATTAGAAACTCTTTTGCTGTGGATTTTTTTATGGCACTCCTCGCAAACAACTATTGTTTTTCGCCTTTTGGCAATCATCACCTGTTCCCAAAATTCTTTCCCTTTCAGGTCTTTTACTTTGTGGACATGATGAATATCATAGTGTTCCGCATCGGTGCATCCACATAATTCACAGACTTTCGCAGCTAACCTTTGTTCAAAGACGGTTTTGGTTCTTGTGTGTTTCATTGCTGTTGTATCAATGGCATCTATTGAAAAACTTGATTCTTTACATTCACTAAAATTAGCAAAATAGCAATAGCAGTCACCTTTTTTGTTTTTATAGGCGATACGCCACTTTCCTTTTCCGTCCTTATTTCTCCTTATGATTTTTGCAATTGTTGTCTTGTGCTTACAAGCAAGGGTTTTCAGGCAGCTATATTCCATCAGATACGCAAAATAGTTCAATTTTCCAAAATTGCTTGCCAATGAGTAATAGTTGCATATTCCCCTTAATTCTGCGTTGTAAGCTGTGACAATTTCAAGGTCACTGCATCTTGTAAGAGCCAGACGTGTCCAAGGCTTGATTTCTCCATTCTTACTTTGATTGATTACTTTCTTATCAAATAAGAATCTCATAATCTTATCATTCAGCGGAATAGCTAACTCTGCCGTTTGACTTAACGTTCGCTGTGTTGTATTTCCTGCTTTGCGAACGTCATTATTCCGTCGTACTCTCACATCATAGCCTAAAAATCTTGCATAGTTGCTGCTGTGTGTAATCAAGGTTTTTTCTTCTGAAAGTTCCATTTTGAGCTCATTACAAATAAATTCTGACAGTCTTTGCTTTATTGTCTGGCAGTCCTCTTTACTGCCGTTTATTCCGATAAGGAAATCATCAGCATATCGCACATATTTAATTTTTTTATCAATCTGTGCTTTATAGGGGATTTTCAGCAATCTTGAACGAATTGCTTTTTTCTGCTTTATCAGCAGTTCTCTTTCCTCGCCCTCCGCTTGTTCAATCAGCGGATTTAACTTTCTCATCTGGTGTCTGACTGCTTCATATTCTTTGCTTGCGTAATTCTTTCCCTTGCAGTTGAACTCATTTGCAAGTTCGGTCACAAACTTATCAAGCTCATGCAGATATATATTGGCAAATATCGGTGAAACAATTCCGCCCTGTGGAGTTCCGCTGTAGGTTGCGTTATACTTCCAATCTTCCATATATCCTGCTTTCAGAAACTTCCATATCAGTTTAATCAACCTTGCATCCTTGATTTTTCTGTTGATAATCTCAACCAATTTTACATGATTGATATTATCAAAGCAGCCTTTTATATCTCCCTCTACAAACCAACGTATGCCATTGAAACCTTTTGTTATAGATTTCAAAGCGGTGTGACAACTTCTGTTTGGTCTGAAACCGTGAGAACAGTCCAGAAAAACAGGCTCACAAACTGCTTGCAGAATCATTCTCAAAACTTCCTGTACAAGTTTATCGGTAAAGGTGGGTATGCCTAATGGACGCTTTTTCCCGTTTGCTTTATTCACATACGCACGTCTTGACGGACTCGGCTCATAGCTTTCGGTTTGCAGCATATTGATAATTTTCATTATCTTTTTTTCACCGAAACCGTCAGCCGTGTCATTGTCCACACCTCTTGTTGATGCTCCACTATTGGCATATAGATTTTTATAGGCTACATAGTAAATATCTGGACGAAGCATATATCTGTATAATTTTGTAAACACTTCATCCTTATTTTTTTGTGAGTTTCTGTTTACTCTTTCTAAAATTTCAATCGTTGGTGTCATTGAGGTATTCCTCCCTAACTTCTTTTCATTTTAGTACATAACAACTGCGTTCCTTCGCCATGCAAGAGCCATTAACTCTCTCGGACTACTACGAACGCTCCGTTGCCTTTACGGATATTCAGTGTCATCTTCCTTGCTTTTTACACTTAGAATTTATCACCTTTCGGCATTACACATAGCCATTTGGCGTTCCGTTTTAGGCAATCCCCAGTTAACATAATGAGTTGGTATGTGAATTGTCGGATATGCTTTCGTTTCTTTACCACAGGTTCTCCTGCGGGTTACATGAGTTTATTGACAACTAAATGAACGACGGCTTTATCCATTCATACTCATGTCAAAGGTGTCAGATACTTTCCCTTGTCGTGGATTAACCGAAACTTGAAACTTGCCTTAACCAAACACAGGTTTATCCTCATATTCACTTAATGTTGCAGTTCAGTCGTGATAAATTATCTTTAATCAACTTACCGCTTTCCTGTTATGCTATACTCCCGGTCGATTTTCATCTTCCGATAAAACAGGTTATTTCATGCGTTGTCTTGCATGGTAGTACCATCTTTCTACTTCTCACTATGCCCTATCTGGGCGCACTCCGTCAAATCCTAAACCCGGAATATGCAGAACTTCATCAGCATAAAGAACGATGTCACCCTGTTCTTTCAAATTTGGATTTGCCTCATCATAACGGCTGTAAATATATATCAGGCGTTTTTTCTCATCACGGTCAACTTTCATTTTGTCCGGCATCAAGGGATACAGTCCTAAAACATCACCTCTGCCGTTTCGGATAATTTGTGCATAGGCATTGCCGTAGATCAGCAGATGGGACATTAAGGTTTCTCGGAATACGAAGGATGTCATTTCCGGATTTGGCTGATCGTGGAGCAAAAAATAGAGCGGATGCTGCGGCACTCGCTCTTTTCCTTTCTCGTTATATTTGTACACATGAAGCGGCAGTTGAGCAATTGCTTCAGACAAAACCCTCACGCAGGCATAAACCGCAATATGCTGCAATGCTGTTCTGTCGGTGACACGTTTACCGCTGTTTGCTCGCCCAAAGAAATATGTGTAGGACGGGCTATCATAGCTGTTAGTCGGCTTATCTCTGGACTTGAATAGTCCTGTAAAAATACCCATAAGAATCACTCCTTTCTTGACTTTGAGGGTTGGGGTGTGGTATAATATACTAAACTAAACAGAATGTAGGGTAGAAACTCTATAAATCGTGCTTTGTTAATTTGGTAAATTCTAATATCTGGGGTATGGTGGTGAAAGTACAAGATGAATGCAAACTATCTCAAACTTGAAAAAGGTAAGCAGATTGGAATACGTAAAAGAATACTAAAAGGAAATAAGTATTATTGGTATTCATATGCTGTTCAAAAAGTTAATGATATATATATCGTCTATGAGCATGAAATTGCAGAAGATAATATTTGTATGGAAATTGATGAGTATGAAAATATTTATCAATAACTATAAATGAGCATGCACCGTCATTTTGCACAACAATTCCCAACCATTTATGCTCTCTCTGCAATTAAAAACGGGATTATCATGTGAAATTATGACATATTTTTGTGCAAGTCGCTGGAAATGTTCATTTATACTAAAGTAAAATATGAAATGCTATACAGCTGATGTGATGGGCATTAACCATTTACATCGCAAAAATTCCGGTGATTTTTACAGAAAGTGAGAATGCAAGAGTGAGAAAGAACATCATTCATCATCTTTTTTCTATAGCAGCTTTATGTGCTGTTGTTTTTACAAATACAATCTGGCTGACAGGCTGTGTTATTTATGACAGTAAAGATTTAGCAAAATTTGCGAAAGAGCAGCTATACGAAAAGTATGGAGAAGAGTTCGAAGTGAAAACTATCATGGATTCTCATCGAACAATTGCATATCCAGTAAATAATCCTGATTTATTGTTTGAGGTGTATAGCCTGATTGAAACACGTGGCGGAAAAGATGATTATATTCAATCGATCATTGGAGACCAATACAAGAAAATCGTGGAAAAAACCTTCGCCGATGTCAATTTGTATTTTTACATTGATGTAGATGTTCCGAGCATTCCGTTTAAAGAAAAAGAAATCAAGAATACGAATATCACAATTGAAGAATACAATGATGAGATGTCTGCATATAGCGTTCAACCAAAGATTGATTTGTATCTATCTTCTGATTTTTTAGATTGCTATAGTAATGAAGAATTATATTTCTTTATGAAAAGTATTGTTTCTGATACAAATCCTCGTTTTTTAAGAGTTACTTTTATATTGTTGGATGATGAGAAAACTGTAGAAGAATATTATAGCGAGTATCCCTCCCTTTCTTGTAATTCAAGTCTAATTGGATTTCTGGACGAAAAGTATGAGCGAGTGGCACAAGGTGCCGAGCAAGGTATTTGGAAAATGAGTATTGATGAATTTAATCAAAAAATGGAGGAGATTAGAGAAGATGAGTTATACAGATAAGGAAATGCAGGTTTCCACACAAATTGCATATATGAATATTACTCAAGATCAAATTAATGAATATTTAAAAGATCATAACGGAGAATATCCGACCATTCAAGAAATTCCAGTTTGCAAAGATAATCAAACCTATAACACCAGCATCTCCCTCAAATCATAAACCGACTCCTCAGACACACATCCACAGCGGATTGCACGGTCAAGAGCCATGATCATGGCAACCGCACCGTCAATCTTCTCTGTGGATTTTTCTTTGTCAGGCTTGATATTGCCGGAAGGATCTCTGCGAATGAAGATATTGTCCATCATCCAACGGAGGACAGGGTGACCGTTATGGGCAAGGGTCTGTTCCAGGGTCAGTTTCATCAATTCCTTGGTCGGCGGTGACATATCTTTGTAACCCTGTCCGAACTGAACCATCGTGAAGCCCAATCCCTCCAGATTTTGCGACATCTGCACTGCGCCCCAACGGTCAAATGCAATTTCTTTGATGTGAAACTTCTGTCCCAGTTCATCAATGAAGTTTTCGATAAAACCATAATGAACCACATTGCCCTCAGTGGTTTTCAGATAGCCTTGCCGTTCCCAAATATCATATGGAACATGGTCACGTCTTACTCTGAGGGGCAGTGTTTCTTCCGGCAGCCAGAAGTAAGGAAGAACATAATAATGCTCATCTTCATCTGTTGGCGGAAAGACAAGCACAAAAGCTGTAATATCCGTAGTGGAAGATAGGTCAAGTCCACCATAGCAAACGCGCCCCGTAAGCATCTCTTCATTAAAAGAAACCTTGCATTTGTCCCACTTCTCCATCGGCATCCAACGCACTGCCTGTTTTACCCACTGATTCAAACGCAGTTGTCGAAAAGCATTTTCTTCACCGGGAGTTTCCTTTGCAGAATTACACGCAGCCACCACCTTATCCATGCCGATGGTCTTATCCAGACTTGGATTTGCTTTTTTCCACACCTTTGGGTCAGTCCAGTCCTCGGATTCATCTGCTCCATAGATAACCGGATAGAAAGTCGGATCATGCTTTCTGCCTTCCAGAATGTCCTTTGCCTTTTGATGTACCTCATAGCAGATGCTGTTAGTGTCCGTTCCGGCAGTGGTGATAAGAAAATACAAAGGCTGCATTCTGGCATCACCGGAACCTTTGGTCATAACATCGAACAGCTTTCGGTTCGGCTGCGTATGCAGTTCATCAAACACAACCCCATGAATGTTGAAACCATGTTTACTATAGGCTTCGGCGGATAGCACCTGATAAAAGCTGTTGGTCGGGATATACACGATACGCTTTTGTGAGGTCAGAATTTTCACTCGCTTGGAAAGGGCAGGACACATTCGTACCATATCGGCAGCCACATCAAATACAATGGCAGCCTGTTGGCGGTCAGCAGCACAGCCGTAAACTTCGGCACGTTCTTCACCGTCACCGCAGGTGAGCAGCAAGGCAACCGCAGCGGCAAGTTCTGACTTTCCATTTTTCTTCGGAATCTCAATGTAAGCCGTGTTAAATTGCCGATAGCCATTCGGTTTCAAGATTCCGAACAAGTCACGGATAATCTGTTCCTGCCAGTCCAGCAGTTCAAATTTTTTTCCAGCCCATGTGCCTTTGGTATGGCTCAGACACTCAATAAAAGAAACGGCATAGTCTGCCTCCTTTTTGTTGTACTTGGAATCCTCCGCCATAAAACGTGTTGGTTTAAATCTTGCCATTGTTCTCACCCCCCAACAAAAAAGACCTGCCAAAAAGCAAGTCTGCATCGTTTATTTTAACGCCCTCATGAGGCCGTTTTTTAATCGAGATTCTATTCCCATTGTAACCATGTTACCATACAAATTCAAGGATTGCAAGCCGCTAAACATACAGAAAAAAACGATGGAATTTCGGCACTTTTTTGTGTATCATACACCAACGAAACAAGAGCCTTTGTGCCGCCCTGTGTGGGGCATTTGTAGGAAAGGGAAAACCACTCGGAGAAAACAAAACTACGCCGGACAGGGCAACACAGCGGCTGTACGAGCCGCAGCCCCTGTTGGGGCTTTGGTCTTGGGCTATGGGTTTTGGGTTACCGTCCGGTCTGGCACTCCCATTCAAATTCGCAGGCGTTTTCGTACTCCTCATCGAAAAGGGCATCGTCATCGATTTCCTTTTCCGTAAAGTCGATGCTGTCGATTTCCTCAAAGGTCGTTCCGTTTTCCTCGGCATCTGCCTTTGCAAGGCTTTCTGCGTTTTCCTCAACCCATGCAGTGAACTCCTCGTTGTCCATCCTATCCT